GGTCATTTAATAATTGCTAATTGTTAACTAACAAATCAATCAATTGTTAACTATTAAATAGTATCCAAACCTGATACATACAATTTACCGTAGAATTCTGGACGAACCATTTTCTTCGCGTAACGTGTCATCACACCTTTTCTTGGAGTGAAGTTATCAGGATCATACACTAGAGGTGTCATGATTAACGGAACATATGGAGCATATACCGCACCAGTTTCAAGGAATTGAGATCCTCTATATCCCATTAATATAGTATTCTCAGTCATATATGGGTTTTTATAAACTTGGAATCTATTGTTAATAGCACCAACTTTTTGTACACCCATTGCAAACTGCATTTTATCACCATCTGTATCAGCAGCATATCCTGGGATTGACTCAAGGATAGTTGCAACAGTTGGAGAACATACTAGGAAGTTTGCACCACCACGAAGTGTCAACTGATGAATTTTGTTTGATACCTTTTGGATTTTAGTTCCTAAAGTTTGGAACCAAGTTCCTTGGTTGTATGCTTGAGCAGTAGCATTTGATTGAACAAAGCTATTAGAAGCAGCGTCCCAATCATATCCAATCTTAGCAGACCATCTCTCAGTTGTTTGAGCATTTTGGATCAACATGTCTAGGATCTCTAAGTCAATCTCTTGCGAGATGTACTCAGATAACATAGAAGTTAATTCAGCCTCAGCATCGATTGAATGGTATGCGTTCAAGTCTTGAGCAAATTCTGGAGACCAGATTGCTTTCAACTTACGAGTCTTAGCCACGATAGCCTCTGATCTCATTTCAAGGTTGATCTCTGGAATATCCAAAGTAGAACCACCTGTATTGTTTCCAATAGCAGAAGGATCTTCAAAATCACCTCTAGTAATATCAGTAGGTTGTTTGTGATAAGTAACGATCACATCGGCCAAATCTGAATCTGCATCTACTAGGAATTCAACATGACCTTTGTCTTTAGAAATTCTTGTAAATTCAGGATAAACACCATCAAGGTTAGTACCAGTTACGTTGAATGCTCTTACACCACGAAGATCTGGATTCACCAATGATGAAGTTGGAATTGACAATACTGTGAATGGTCCATATCCGTTAGAAACAACAGATGCAGAAAGCTCTGAATTATAATTAGTAAACCAATCGAATTGAGCTCCGGTAAGGTTACCCTTATTTGTAAACACTCCAGTACCTACAGCAACAGATCCTGTTCTTGCAGATGTTACAGCACCAGCTAAAGCCAATGTAGATGAAGTAACGTCATTGATAGTATAACCAAATCGTCCAGCACCATAAAGACCTTCAGATGGAGCAGATCCACCCGCAGCCTCAGTTCCAAGACCACCAGCATCAGTAATACCGAATACAGAATCACCTTGTGATTTACGTCCTTGACCAGTCAAGAAGTCATTACCACCAGCAGTTCCGTTAGATCCTTGAGCAGTACCATATTTGAAGTCTAAGTAGAATACTAGACCAGATGGCAAGTTCATAGGTTGTACAGATACGAAATCTTTTGCTGCAATTTCTGCGAAGATTCTTCGTACCAATGGAAGAGCAACTCCAGCCCATTCTTCAGCGTTAGCATCAGTACCAGTAGAGTTTGCTTCCGTTACGAGTTGTTTAGCTTGGTTCTCAAGAAGAACTGCCATACCTCGTCTTTCAATCTCATTATCAATACCTTCCAATAGACCTGTACGTTGCCACTTATTTTCTAAAGCAATCGCAGCCTGGTGTTGGTTAGCATTTGAATTATGAGGTAATAAAGAATTGATATTCATTTTAATATCCCCTATTTAAAATTACTTAAGATTAGCTAATTTCTTCCATCTTGCAGCTAAATCATTTCCTTCAGACAAAATTTGTTTTTTAGGCGCAGTTGATCTAGTTGCTTTAGAAGCATAGCTTTCTTTAACGACTTTGCGTTTTGTTTTGTTACTAGCAAATGATTCAGCCAATGTTCCGAAAACCAATTTAACTTCTCTTAGAGATTTAGCTCTGTCAAAGTTCTCGATCACTTTCATTTTCTGAGATTCGCTTAATGGATAGTTCCTAAACAATTTGTTTGAGAACAATAGTTTTGCATTTAGAAGATTTACTTCGTTAATTTTAGAACGCAAGAATTTGATAACTTTATAAGCTTCGTCAAGTTCAGCACTTGCATCTTCTTCTTCAGTCATTTCTTCCTCTTCGCTTTCTTCCATTTCCATGTCTTCTTCTTCACGTAAAGCACGGATTACCTCTTCAATTGAAATTTCATCTTCTTCAGTCATTTCTTCCTCTTCGCTTTCAGCAACAGGTTCTTCCATGTCTTCTTCTTCAGTCATTTCATCTTCGCCTTCTAACTCACGTAAAATAGCTTCAAGTTCTAGATCTTCCTCTTCTGACATTTCCATGTCTTCCTCTTCTGACATTTCCATGTCTTCTTCTTCGGACATTTCATCGTCAGCATAATCACCTTCTGCAACTGGTTCATCTTCAACTTCAACTTCAGGAGCAGGAGCTGGAGCAGATGCTTCCATATCTTCCTCTTCTTCCATTTCCATGTCTTCTTCTTCAGCTAGTTTTGCAGATAGCATAGATTGTAATCTAGGAGTGAATGCTTCTTCTAATGCGATTTTTGCGTTGGCTAGTGCTGTTTCCCTTACGGCTTTTGCATCAGC